AGGAGTAAATGTATGTAAAGAAGTATTGGAGTTGATGGATGCTATTAAAAAGAAAAACCCCATGCTTCAATTTACAGTAGGTAGCAATAGGACTAGCTTCTTTGACGATGCAACACCACCAAACCGAGTGGAGGTCAAAACATCTTTAATAGTGCATGATGTGAATGACCCCAACAAACCTATCGGTAGTATTGGATATGACACAGACGAGAAGTATTGGGTGCGTAGTCGTTTAATTCAAAATGAAAAGTATGGTCGTTGGAACACTAGCCAACACCAGTCTAAGTTCTCCAAGCATATGAAGAACATTGTCAAAGAAGGCGTTAAGTCTTTAAAACCTCTAGACTATGAAGAAATTAAACAAGAGAATGAGAATGGTATATTGAGGGCTATTGACCAGCGTAGCAGACAAGTTGTTGTTAAGTCTAATGCGTGCATGAAGATAGATTTTGTTGATGTATTTCCTGAACTGTTACATATGTACAACACAGGGTATATACCTAGCAATCCTAAATTTGCAGAAGCTATTAAGTATTCTGTGGAGAACAAAGAAGAACTTGAAAAATACTATCGCTACAATCCAAAAAAGGTTATGATATGGGTAAGACCTAACAGTGTAACGTACCAAGAAGGTGAACAAATCACCCAAGTAAATAGCGTTGCTGAGTTACCTGAAGAATTGCGTGGAAAGTTGTTTGTATTAGATGTAACAGACAAGGGGCAATTCGTTGAGGATGTTGGGTTGAAACAAGACACAGGCATCTACTGGGTGCTACTAGAGGAGAAGTGATGACTAAAGTTGGACAGCTATATAACTATGGCTTTGATAGGGAAAGCCCTAGATGGGATTGGAAAGAAGTAGATAGAGTTTTATTTACTGATTTTGGGTCGTTGGGAAATGATTGGAATCCTTTAATCACAAGACCCCGACTTCTCCATATGATTCAAGAACAGTTCAATCTACCCTTGCAGAATGTGTGGCGGGTGCTAGTAAATAATGATGGGACAGTTGAGTTAAATGACTTTACATTGCCAAGTAGTACAGGTAAAATAAGGGATGTTTTTAAGCAGGAGAATCTGCCCCAATGGATACAGGATTCTTTGTCCGTATTGATGATTGTAGACCAAGGTGTAACAGTTGAGGGGGTTGGTAAGAAAATAACAGATTCTATTTTTTATCTGATGGAAACACCTGATTTGGAGGAAATATATGGCAACAAAGCCTGAGGTAAAGGTTAAGAAGGAAATTAAATCCCTTCTTGAGAAACATAAGGTGTATTATTTTACGCCTGTTACAAGTGGGTTTGGTAGTAGTGGAGTGCCTGATTTTGTGGCGTGCATCAAAGGTAGGTTTGTAGGTATCGAAGCTAAGGCGGGTAAAGGTAAACCTACTGCCTTGCAAGATAAAAACTTAACGGACATCATGAACTCAGGTGGTATATCAATAATAGTTAATGAGCATGGACTAGAAGACTTAGCGCTATTGTTAGATGTGGGGTTGCCAACACAAGGGGCAACATTTGATATGTTATTAAAAGGAGTATTAGAATGAGCTGGACACAAGTAACCGAGGAAGACGGAAGCACAACAGTAAATGTAGAACCAACAGCAGTTGGTGTAACTGTAAGTAGTCAAGATATTTTAGAAGATGCTATGGATAAAGTATTAGCACACAACAGAACTGTTCAAGAAGCTAATAAACCCAAGAAGCTAAAAGCTATGAAGCCCAAAGTATCTGTGCTAGAAGAAGCGCAAACCATTGTTTATGGTGACAGAGAAAAGACTTACGGACACCCCGCTAAGAATCTTAAAACCATTGCTAGTATGTGGACTGCCTACATGAACAATATGGACGATGGGAACTTTAGCGTTACTGCTAAAGATGTAGCCGCTATGATGATGCTTGTTAAAGTTGCACGCTTTGCTAATGACCCAAGTCATCGTGATAATTTAGTTGATGTGTGTGGCTATGCGGCTCTGATTGAGCGTTGTGATGAGGTGGCTAAATGAGCGAGAATATATTAAAAGACAAGTGGTTTCATAGCAAAAATGAAGATGGAGATGTCCATTGGCAAGGACAAGTATTAGGTGTAGTGAATGACAATAACTACTTAGTACAGTTGTATAGTTTTTTTTCAGGTACGCCTACTATTATGAAAATAATCCATATATCCGAGATGATTATGGACTGGGATTTTTACGATACCGCAGATGAGATGCGGCACAATTACAGGGAGAAAGACCTATGAGTGACGACATTATCCATGGCGCATCGGGGGCTAAGTATCGAGAGTTTAAAGTTGCTAAACCTATTGGATACTGGACTATGTTTGATGGCATGATGAAAGTGCCATGTGATATTAAGCCTAGTCTTTTAAAGCGTATGGCTCATAAGATTTTCTTTGGTTATACATGGCATGATGGGTTGGATGGGCTATGAATGAGATAAGTTTGCGGGATTATTTTGCTGGACAGGCTTTAGTTGGACTATTAAATTCAGTAGGACAATTTCAAAGTGGGATGCCTGAAGGTACAGAATTTTCAGATGCTATGGCTGGAGATGCTTATTGGATAGCTGATGCAATGCTAGAAGCGAGAAAAAGAAATGAATGAACAAGACCTAAGGGATGCGTTTGCCTTAATGTTGTCGGCTGGTTTTGCTATTAAAGGCGAGATAAACCCAAAAGCAATATGGGAGATAGCCGATATGCTTGTTGAGACCCGTAAACCCAAGGAAGAAGCGGGTATAACCGCAGTCAAAAGAACGAGGAAGAAATCAAATGATTAAATGGGTATTAGCCTTTATATTTATGGTGCTTGTGCTAGGGCTTGCTTTAGATGTGTTTGCACAAGTGATTGTGCTTAGCCCTGATGGAACTGTTAAAGATATTGTTATCATGCCTATGCCAACACCTACGAGGTAATAAGCTATGTATAACGAATGGAACGAGCCGTTAAAGAAGTGGGATGCTCATAGGGTTAAAGACTTTTTTACTTGGGCAAGAGAAGTATATGGTGAAGAGCCATTTAAAGAAATGATTAAAAGCTATCGTGCAGTCAAAGATGTTATGGCTAGCGTAAAAGAACCAACAAGTCTATTGACCGCAGAAGCCATCACTAATCAGGCATTAAAAGTACTAGAGGAAGAATTAGCAAAAGCATATGAATATAATCAGCCTTGACTTTGAAACATACTATGACCAGCAGTTTTCACTAAGCAAGATAACAACAGAAGAATACATACGAAGCCCATTGTTTCAAACCATTGGGGTAGGAGTAAAGGTAAATGAAGATGAGACCATTTGGTATGCTGGGGATGATGATGGAGTTGCTAGCTTTTTGGGTACTTTTGACTGGAGCAGTTCTGCTCTCCTTGCCCATAATGCTTTGTTTGATGCTGCAATTCTTAGCTGGCGTTATAACATTAAACCTAAAGCGATACTGGATACGTTAAGCATGGCTCGTGCTATTCATGGCACAGAGGTAGGCAATTCTTTAGCAAAACTATCACTCTTTTACCAGCTCGGAGTCAAAGGCACAGAAGTTGTTGACGCAAGAGGCAAACGCTTAGAAGACTTTGAAGCGCAAGACCTTGCTCAGTATGGTGAGTATTGTAAGAACGATGTGGAGCTGACACGAAAGCTCTTTATGAAGTTAGCCCCGCACTTTGAGTTTAAAGAACTTAAACTTATTGATTTAACCATAAGGATGTTTTCAGAACCATCTCTTGTACTTGACCAAAACCTTTTAAAACAACACCTAGCAGAGGTTAAGTATAGAAAAGCTCTTCTCCTTGAGGAAGCGGGGGTCGAAACTCGAGACGACCTGATGTCAAACCAGAAGTTTGCACAAATGCTAATCAACCTAGGGGTTACCCCTCCTATGAAGATTAGTCCCGCAACCGGAAAGGAGACCTTAGCTATGGCTAAGTCAGATGAGGAGTTCAAAGCCTTAGCTGAACATGAGAATTTCCAAGTACAAGCGTTAGTTGCGGCTCGGTTAGGGAACAAGTCTACCCTTGAAGAGACACGCACAGAGAGGTTTATGAGTATCGCTGAGCGTGGGATGATGCCTGTACCCTTGCAGTACTATGCGGCTCATACAGGGCGATGGGGCGGTGCAGATAAGATTAACTTACAGAACTTACCTAGTCGTGGCAAAAACGCCAACAAGCTTAAGTTTTCAATCAGAGCACCCGAAGGCTATTACTTAATTGATAGCGACTCCTCGCAGATTGAGGCACGGATGCTGGCTTGGCTATCAGGGCAAGATGATTTAACGGAGGCTTTTAAGAATGGTGAAGATGTCTACAAGATTATGGCGAGTGCCATCTACTCAAAAGGGGTTGACGAAGTTTTGCCTAACGAGAGGTTTGTCGGGAAAACCACAATTCTTGGGGCTGGCTATGTCATGGGGGCGAAGAAATTTGGGGTAAAACTCAAAACCTTTGTTACGGAAATTGAAGAGTCAGAAGCTATCCATATCGTTCAAACCTACCGTCAGACTTATCCACAAATCCCGTTACTATGGACAGCAGGTAGGCACGCAATCGAGGCGATGGTCAAGAACCAAAACACCCCGTTTGGTAATGGCTGTGTAGAAGTGCATGGCACAGACGGTATCCTGTTACCTAATGGACTGTATCAACGTTACCCTAACTTAAGAAAGGTAAGAACAGATGATGGCGAACAGTATGTGTATGATGCAAGGCGTGGCTCTGTTAAAATTTATGGGGGCAAACTTGTAGAGAACATTTGTCAGGCATTGGCTCGTTGTATTATTGGTGAGCAGATGCTACGAATTGCTAAAAAGTATAAGCCTGTATTAACAGTGCATGATGCGGTGGCTTGTATAGCACCTAAGGAGGAAATCGAGGAAGCTATGGCGTACGTGCAAGAATGTATGCGATGGACACCCGATTGGGCGAAAGGTTTGCCAGTGAATTGCGAAGCTGGCTATGGACAAAGTTATGGAGAGTGCTAATGAACAATGAACCAGTAGCGTTTGTAACAGGATTAAATAAATTTGACCCTGTAATGGCTGATACAGTTTTAAAGGTGGGTACACCACTCTACACCCATCCAGCAAAGACACGAACAGATGACCCATTGGTTAATTTCAAACCTATATGGCAAGAAAAGCCTGACTTGA